GTGCAGGCGACGCAGACCAGCAACGCCAACGTCTATGCGGGCTTCGTGCAGCCGCTGGTCGAGCCGCTCATTCCGGCGAACCGCTGGTACCTGTTCTCGGATCCGCTGGCGGCACCGGTCTACGTCTACGGCTACCTCAACGGTGCCGAGGGACCACAGGTCACCACCGGGAATGTCCAGGGCGTCGATGGTGTCGAGGTCTCGGTGATCTTCGACTTCGGGGTCGGCGCCATCGACTGGCGCGGCGCCTGGTTCAATCCGGGCACCTGATCCCCGCCTTCACTTCCTCATCGTCAATCCATGCAGAGGCCGCCCGACACCGGGGCCCCGGCCAAGCGAACGCTTGGCTGGGTGGTGTGGGCGGCTTCTGCGTTTCTGGAGACCTCATCCCCATGCGCAACTATGTGCAGCCGGGCGACAGCCTGGCGCTCGCCGTCCCCTATGCGGGCGGCGTCACCTCTGGCCAGGGCGTCCTGGTCGGCGCGCTCTTCGGCGTCGCCGCCGTCGATGGCGCGCAGAACGCTGTCATCGAATGCCAGACCAAGGGCGTCTTCGACATCACCAAGGAGCCGGCACTGGCCATCACCGCCGGGGCGCGGCTGTTCTGGGACAACACCAACCGCCGCCTCACCACCACCGCGACCGGCAACTTCCAGGTCGGCCTCGCCACCGTCGCGGCGCTCGCGGCGGACGCCACCGTCCGCGCCGTGCTGCTGCGCGTCCCGGCGTCCGGCACATGAGCGTCGATCCGAAGGCCACGCGGGGCTATCGCAACCGCAACCCGGGGAACATCGAGCATGTCCCGGCCAACAAATGGCAGGGGCTGGCCGAGCCACCGTCCGATGGACGCTTCTGCCGGTTCGTGAGCCACGAGCATGGCATCCGCGCCCTGGCCGCCCTGCTCACCACCTACCAGGACCGTCATGGCCTGCGCACCGTGCGCGCCATCATCGGCCGCTGGGCCCCGCCACGGGAGAACGATACCGGCGCCTATGTCGCGGCGGTGGCGCGGCGCATGGGCGTCGGCGCCGACGATCCGGTCGACCTGCACCGGCACGATCAGCTTCTTCCCATGGTCGAGGCCATCATCGCCCATGAATGCGCCGGCCTGGCCTATCCGGCCTCTATCATCGACCGCGCCCTGACCCTGGCCGGCGTGCCGCCGCCCGCGCCGGCGACGCTGCGGCAGGTCGCCACCACCACCGGCACCGGCCGTGGCGCGGTGGCCGTCGGTGCGGCCGGCATGGCGACCGTCGCCGCCCAGGCGGCACCCGCCATCCAGGCGCTCGGCGGCCTGGCGCCGATGGTCGCCATCGCGGTGATCCTCGCCGCCATCCTCGGCGTCCTGCTTTGGCGCCTGCGGCAGCCAGCATGACCGCGCTGTTCGCCGCCCTGTGGTCCCGCATGGGCGGCTGGGTCGCGGCCGTCCTCGCAGGAGCCGGTGCGGTCCTGGCCCTGCTGGCCGTCGGCCGACGGCAGGGTCGCGCCGAGGCGGAACAGCAGGCAGCACGCGATGCCCTGCAGGCAAGGGAGAGAGCCGATGCGGCATCTGCCGAGTATCGCGCTGATGGCGCTGCTGGGCGCCTGCGCTCCGGTCGGTTCTGAACCGGCCTGCTTCGCGCTGGTGCCGTACTCCCATGCCGCGCAGGTGCAGGCGGCGGAGGAACTGGCGGCGCTGCCTGCCGGCACGGTGCTGGTGCGCATGATCGACGACTATGGCGATCTGCGCGCCCGCATCCGTGGGGCCTGCGGGCGATGAACGCCTTCGCTGCGGCAATGACGGCCCTGGTCGCCGATCCGAACCTCGGGGCGGACGCCGTGTATCTGCAGGGTGGCACCGGTACGCCGATCGCCCTGCGGGTGCTGCGCTCGTCGCCCGACCGTATCGCCGACGCCTTCGGCACCGAGATCGTCTCCGCGACCGACATCCTCTCCGTCGCCATTGCCACGCTGCCTGACCTCGTCGTCGGAGACAGCTTTGCCCTCGGCGCCGACCTGCTCACCGTCACCCACGCCGAGCGCGACGCCTCCGGCACCGCCTGGCGCGTCCTCTGCCAGCGATAGGAGTCCCCGCCATGCCGCAGAACGCCCTCACCCTGCTGGAGATCCTGCGCGACCTCCTGCTCGGCGCCGCGGCCGGCCTCGCCGGTGGCTTCGTCCGCTGGAACAACCCGGAGCGCCGACGCTTCGGCTGGTGCCTCGCCTGGGAGGTGCCCTCCGCCGCTCTGGTCGGCAGCGCCGGCTACGCCCTCGGCGGCTTTCTCGAGTTCAACGAATACGGCCGGTTCCTCTTCGCCTTCGTATTCGGCTACCTCGGCCAGGCGGCGCTGCATGACCTGGCGGTGGCGATCATCCGCCACCGCACCGGCCTGCCGCGTGATGGCGGCCAATGAGGCTGGCCGCCCGCATCGTCGGCGACCTGCGGCAGGTGCTCGCGGCCGAGGTCCGTGCCGGCGAGCGCGCGGCGATGACGGCGATCCGCGCCGAGACCGAGCAGGTGAAGTCCGAACTGCGTCGGCAGGTCACCAGCAGCTTCGGCGGCAACGCGCGGGGGATCGCCAATGCCTGGCGCTCGCAGGTGTTTCCCCGCAGCGGCCAGTCACTGCGCCCGGCCGGACTGGTCTGGACCAAGGTGCCGAACGTCATCGACGCCTTCGAGCGCGGTGCGCTGATCCGCGCCAAGGGCGGACGGAAGTTCCTCGCCATCCCGACCGGCTTCAATGCGGCCAGGGGGCGGCGGGGCCGCGGTGAGAAGGGGATGCGAGTGACGCCGGCGCAGATGGTCGCCTCCGGGCAGGGCTTCGTCCGGCCATTCCACTCCGGCCGCGGCTTCGTCTGGTGCCTGCCGCTGCGCCAGGGCGAGCAGACCGGCCGACGCCGCCGCACCCGGCTGATTGCCGGCGGCCTCACCGAGATCGGCACCGGCAATCGCAAAGGCCGCGAGGCCTGGGCGCGCGGCATGCTCCAGCGCGGCATGGTGCCGATGTTCCTGCTACTGCGGCAGGTGAAGCTCGCCAAGCGGCTGGACGTGAAGGGTGCGGCGGAGCGCGGCCTCCGCCGGCTGCCGGGACGCTTCGTGGCAGCCTGGGAGCGCGAGAGCGGGATGGCAGCGCCGTGAGCGTGCGGGAGTTCGCGATCGCGGCGCTGCTCAGCCGGCTGCAGACCGCGCTAGCCATCCGCAATCCCGCTCCGCTGGTCCTGCGCGGCGAGAATGTGCCGCAGCGCTTGCCGCCGGGCGGGCTGGTGGTCCTGCGCGACGGGGAGGCTATCGAGGAGACCGCGATCCTCTCGCCGCTCGCCTGGGCGATCGAGCATCGCGCCGAGGTCGAGGTCACCGTCGGCGGCGCGACGCCCGTGGCGCGCACCATCCTACTCGACGCCCTGCTGGTGGACATCGCCGCCGCCATCGCTGCTGATCGCACCCTTGGCGGCGCGGTGGAATGGGCGCAGCCCGGCGCGCCCGACTTTGAGGATGTCGAATTCGAGGGCGCCGCCGCGGCGCGCGCCGCCTCGGTCCCGGTCGCGCTGTTCTTCACCGTCGCCGGCTCGCCGCTGGCCTGACGCTTCTCCCTCCCACTGACCCCGGAGATCCCCGATGCCCCGTGCCATCGGCGCCAATTGCCGTCTGCTCATGATCCCTGAGGCCACCTACGGCACCGCGCCCGCAGGCGACTGGCTGCGCATGCCGTTCCTGTCCTGCGACCTCGGCGCCGAGCAGCCGCTGCTTGATGCCGATGTCATCGGCGTCGGCAGCAGCCGCGATCCCGCGGCTCCCTTCCTCGACACTGTCACCGTACAGGGCCAGGCAGTGGTGCCGGTCGACCTCAACAACATCGGCCACTGGCTGCGGCTGCTGCTCGGCCCGCCGACCACCACCGGCACCAGCCCGAACTTCATCCACAGCTTCGGCTCCGGCGCCGCGGCGCTGCCGTTCAACAGCATCGAGATCGGCTACCCCGACGTCCCGAACTACGATCTCTGCACCGGCGTGCGCGCCGACACGCTGGAGATCGATTTTTCGCCGACCGGCCCCGCCACCGCGACCTTCGGGCTGATGGGGCAAGGCTCGACGCGTGGGGCCTCGAGCTCGGGCAGCACGCCGACCAGCGCTGCCTACACCGCCTTCAACAAGGCGCAGGGGGCGATCAGCCGGAATGGCTCGGCACTCGCCCAGGTAACCGGGGCACGCATGACCTACGCCAACGGCATGGAGATGGTGCGCACCATCCGCGCCGACCGGAAGGTCGAGGGCGTGGATCCTGGCATCGCGCGAGCCACCGGCCAGATCACCGCGCGCTTCGCGGACACCACGCTGCTGACCCAGGCGCAGAACAACGCGCCGGCCGAGTTCGCCTTCAGCTACACGATCGATGCCAACCGCAGCCTGACCTTCACGCTGCACGAGGTCTACCTGGCGCTGGCCAAGACCCCCGTCGAAGGGCCGGGCGGCGTGGAGGCGAGCTTCGAGTTCCGCGCCGCCTTCAACGCGGTGGCGACCCGGATGATGACGGCCGTGCTGAGGAACCAGCAGGCGGCGGCGGAGTATGCGTGAGGCTGGCGGCCTCTACGCGCCGCGCCCTCTTGCACTCGCGAGCCCCGGACCAGGGGAGATCAATTGGGCGTCCTTAATCCCGGACGATAGTTGCCGTTTGCGGAGGCCGCGCGATCGTTTCACGATCGCGGCATTATTATATGGCCTTCAGAGCCTCCGACAATTTATTCACGACGTCGGAAAGTGGCTCGTCCTTGTACGCTTCAGCAAACAGGGACATAATGTCGTCCTTGCTGTGCGTAATTATAATCTGATACTTCCCGCCGAGCGTCACCGTATTGGGGCCGATCATCAGATCGATATCGCCGTTATTCTTGCGGCGCATATATATGGTTCCCGCCTTGAAGGTAGAAGCGGCTGCATGATCCTCATATCCGCTATCTAGATCCATAGTCGTGATTACGTTTTCGCCGCAATCGCGCCGCCAACCCCGAGCTGTCACCTTCACTGCCAGCCTCCCATCCAACCAATACACTGAGTTTATCCGACACACTCTTTGAGTGTCAATGCGAATCCAAGATTATGCGCCAACGCTGAAGATGACGACCTCTCGCTTTGCGCCGCCGGTTGCCGACCGGGCTGGCTGCCCTGCGCGCCCCATGGCCCTTGGCTGGCGCCGCTCGTCCAATTTCCGATTGGAGACCCGCATGCTCACCCTCGACCTCCCGGCCGAGCCGTACTGGCTCGACCTGCCGCGCGGCGTGCGCGTCGAGATCCGCCCCGTGACGACCGCTGTCATGGCCGCCGCCCAGGCCGCTGCCGCGCGCCGTCTCGCCGCAATCCGCCTCGCCGACCCTGAGCTCGATCCCGACATGTCGCGCGGCCTGTCCTTCGCTCTCCTGGTCAAGGCGCTCGCCCGCCACGCCGTCACCGCCTGGGACGGCATCGGCGACGCCGCCGGCAAGCCGCTGCCGTTGTCGCCCGAATCTGTCGAGCGCCTGATGGACCTCGACGACATCGCCGCCGCGTTCTGGGATCGCGCCACGGTGCCGGTCGCCGCGGTGGCCGCCGAGGGAAACGGCTGAGGGCCCGCGCCGCCTGGCACTTCGGCCGCGGGCCCGACTACTGCCGCGGTTGCGCCGCCCTCGCGCGCGACTGCGCTGACGCCTGCCCCTACGCCGCGCACGCCCCCAGCAGCCTCGAAGGCCACGCCTGCTGGTCGGCAGGCACGGCCTGCGCGGAGGCGAGCATGGCCGGCCTGACCCTCGACACCGCCGGCGCGCTCGCCGCGGCGCGTGATCTCGGTGCGTCCGGCTGGGCCGCTGCCGAGTTGCTGCTCGCGATCCGCATCGGCATGGCCGAGGGCGCCGCCGCCCGCCGGGACGGGGAGGGAAAGCCGAATGGCTGATGCCACCCGCCGCGTCTCGGTCCGCCTCTCGCTGGACGACGCCGCCCGGGTCAAGGCCGGGCTGCGCGAGGTCGGCGAGACCGGCCAGCGCTCGCTCGACCAGATCAAGGGCGGCGCCGAACGCGCCTCGCGCTCGCTCGACCTGCTGGACGTCGTCACCCGCGGCATCCAGATCGCCGGCGTGGCGGTCGCCGCCCGCGCCCTGGTCCAGGCCGGCGACGCACTCACCCAGAGCCTGTCCCGCCTGCAGAACGCCACCGGCTCGGTCGAGCGTGCCGGCCAGGTCTACGAGGCGCTGTACCGCAACGCGCTGTCCACCGGCGTCGCCGTCTCCGAGAGCGTCGACGCCTTCCAGCGCTTCTCGATCGCCGCGCGCGAGATCGGCGCCACCTCCGACCAGGTGGTCCGCCTGGTCGGTGGCCTGCAGCGCGTCGCCATCGTCTCCGGCGCCTCCACCCAGGAGATCTCCTCCGCCACGCTGCAGCTCGCCCAGGCCCTGGCCTCCGGCGTGCTGCAGGGCGATGAGCTGCGCTCCGTCCTCGAGGCCATGCCGCTGCTGGCCGAGGGGCTGGCCAAGGAACTCGGCGTCTCCATCGGCGAACTGCGCAAGCTCGGCTCCGAGGGCAAGCTCACCGCCGAGCGGGTCTTCCCGGCGCTGCTGCGGGCGACCGAGCGGCTCGGTGCCGAGCTCGACCGTGCGCCGCTCTCCCTCGGCCGCGCCTTCGGGCAGCTGACGGCGGCGACCGAGAACTTTCTCGGCCAGCTCGACCGCGCCATCGGCCTGTCCAACGCCCTGGCCCGCGCACTCTCGGCCGCCGCCCGCGCGGTGGACGGCGTCCGCCAGGGCGCCGGCCTGCTCAGCGAGGAGGAACGCTTCGCCGGCATGCGCCGCCAGGCCGAGGCGCTGGCGGCCCAGATCGCCCGGCTGGAAAGCCAACAGGACGGCCGCGCCAGCCTTAGCGCCCCGGTCCGCCGCGGCAGCATCCGTCCTGGCCTGGTCGGTGCCGCCGAGCAGCAGGCCGGGGTCGATCGCACCGCCCGGCTGGAGGAGCTGCGCCGGCAATACACAGAACTCCAGGCCGAAATCACCCGCGGCGAGCAGGCCGCGGGCGAGCGCCAGCGCAGCGAGCAGGAGAGCGCCGCCACTGCCGCCGCCGAGGCCCGCCGGCGCCGCGCCACGCAGGACGTCCGGGAGCTCACCCGCGACCTCGACGACCGCTTCCGGATCAACCGGGAATACGAGGAGCGCGTCCGCCGCCTGCGCGAGGCCGAGGCCGCCGGTGGCGTCACCGCGGCCGAGCGGACCCGCCTCGAGACCCTGGCCCTGCAGCAGCGCGACGAGGCGCTGCGCCGCCTCGAGCCGCGCGTGGCCGCCGTCCGCCGTGCCAGCACCGAGGGTGCGCGAGAGGCGCGCGAGGCGGAGCGCGAGCTGAACGAGTTGCTGCGCGAGCGCGAGCGGCTGATCCAGCAGAACGAGACCGCCTATGAACGCTACCAGCGCCGCCTCGCCAATCTCTCCACCTTGGTGGAACGGACGGAACGGGCCGGCCGGGCGGTGCCCGACGAGACCATCCAGCGCGAGGCGGTCGCGGCGATGGAGGAGCTGGAACGGGCGGAGGAGCGTGTGCAGCGCGGCGCGGAACGCACTTCCGACACCGTCCGCGAACTGGGCCTGACGTTCTCCAGCGCCTTCGAGGACGCCATCGTCAAGGGCGAGAAGTTCTCCTCCGTGCTGGAGGGGCTGCTGCAGGACATCACCCGCATCCTCGCCCGCAAGGTCATCACCGAGCCGCTGGGCAATGCGGTCTTAGCCGGGCTGTCGGGCATCTCCTTCGACAGCCTGTTCACCGATGTCGGCTCCTGGCTGGGTGGGCTGTTCCGCGCCGAGGGCGGCCCGGTCACCGCCGGCCAGCCCTACATCGTCGGCGAGCGGGGCCCCGAATGGTTCGTCCCCCGCCAGGCTGGCACCGTGCTGCCGAACGGCACCGTACCGGGCGGGGGCGGCCCGACCATCCACACCAGCATCACCATCGACGCCCGCGGCGCCGATGCCGGCGTCGAGGCGCGGCTGCGCCTGCTCGCCGGGCAGATCGCCCGCCAGGCCTCGGCGATGACGCTGGACGCCATCCGCCGTGGCGGCGCCGCCTACGACACGGTGCGCGGATAGCGGGGAGGAGAGGTCGGCATGACCGAATACGCCTGGCCCGCCGCGCTGCGACCGTCGCGGCTGAGCTTCTACCTGCAGCACAACACCCTGCGCTTCGTCTCGCCGGTCAGCCGCGCCAGCCAGGTGCTGCGCCGCGACGGAGCACGGTGGATCGCCGAGGCCAGCTTCGATCCCCTCAACCGCATCCAGGCCGGCGTGCTGGAGGGGCTGCTCGCGGCGCTCGCCGGGTCGGCCAACACCGTGCGCATCTGGGACTGGCGGCGCGAGTACCGCACCGGCGATCCCAGGAGCCAGGGCGAGGTGCCCTCGGGGCCGTACTCCTTCTCGGACGCCACCATCTTCACGGACGGCACGGGATTGGTGGTGGGGTCGGGCACGCCGTCGCTGGCCGCTGGTGCGGCGCGCGGCGCCCTCTCCCTCGCGACCCAGGGCTGGTGGCCGAACGCGGTGGCGGTCGGGGCGGGCGACCATATCGGCCTCGCCGGCCGGCTCTACATGGCGACCGAGACGGTGATGGCCTCCGGCACCGGCACGGCAACCATCCCGATCGCCCCGCCGCTGCGCGCCGCGGCCTCGCTCGCCGAGCCGCTGGTGCTGACGACGCCGACCGTCGCTATGCGGCTCGCCTCCGACGACGAGGGCGCCAACCCCACCCGGCCGGGCCGCTTCACCGCCATCACCATCCGCCTCGAGGAGGCGCTGCCATGACGGAGGGGATCGCCGCCACGCCGCGGCTCTCGCCCCAGGCCGCGGCCGCCGCCACCGCGCCGGTGGCGACGCCCGTGGTGCTGGTCGAGCTCGACTTCGCTTCGGGCCCCATTCGCGCCTGGACCGGCCTCGGGCCGCTCAGTTGGGCTGGGACAGTCTACGAGGGCATGGGCACCATCGGCGCCGTCTCCGACATCGAGGAGACCGCCGAACTCAGGGCGGTGCGCATCACCCTGACGCTGTCGCCGGTGCCGCAGGAGGTGGTCGACATCGCCCTCGCCGAGCAGTCCTTCCGCCTCCGGCCGGCACGGCTGTGGGGCGCGCTGCTCGATGCCGAGGGCGCCTTCGTCGCCGACCCGTTCCCGCTCTGGGCCGGGCTGATGGACACCATGCAGGTGGTGGACGGGGCCGAGCCGCGCATCTCGCTCACCTGCGAGAGCCGCCTCGTCGACCTCGAGCGCGCCGAGGTGCGCCGCTACACCGATGCCGACCAGCAAGCCGAGTATCCGGGGGACCGCTTCTTCGAGTTCGTCCCCGCCCTGCAAGAGGCGGAGATCCGGCTGCCGGCCAGCTGATGGCCCGGCTCTCGGATTGGCACGCACGGCTGGCAGCCCTGCTCGCCGCGGCGGAGACGCGCCCCTTCGACGCCCATCGCTGGAACTGCGGGCGGTTCGCGCTCGCCGCGGTGCTGGCCACCACCGGCCGCCGGCCGGGGTGGCGCAGCCTGCCGACGCTGGAGGCCACCGCCGACAGCGCCGGCTTCCCACGAATCCCACCCACCTTCGCGCGGGCAGGGGATGTCGTCCTCGCCGGCGACCCGCCCCGCCTCGGCGTGGTGGTCGATGGCGGCCGCGCCGCCTTCGTCGGGCCGCGCGGCTTGGTCCGTGCCCCGCTCACGACCTGCACCACTGCCTGGCGCATCGACTGACGCCTCGGAGGACTGCGCCTGATGCCTGCCGCTGTCCCCCTCATCGCGGTCGCCGCCGCCGGCATCGCCTCCGCCGCGGTCGGCGGCGGCATCATCGGCGCCGTGGTCGGCGCCGGCACCGCCTTCATCGTCTCCGCCATCGGGCAGTCGGTCTTCCCGCAAAAGCAGAAAAAGCAGGCCAGCCTCAGCCCGCAGGCAGCGGCGATCGCCGGCTTCGATGCCGGCCAGCCCGGCGCCGGCCGCACCCAGGCCTTCCGCCAGCCGGTCACCGAGCACCAACTCGTGATCGGTCGCTGCAAGGTGTCGGGGCCGATCGTCTTCCTGCACTCGGCGACTGACGATGAGGGTCGCACGGACGGCTACTTCTATTCCGTCGTCGTGCTGGCCGCGCACCGCGTCCGCGCGATCGGCGAGGTGTATCTTGGCGACAAGGTCGAGAGCGATCCATCACTCGCCGGGCTGGTCCGCATCGACCGCCATCTCGGCGATCCCGACCAGGCCGCCGATGCCAACCTGATCGCCGAGACCGCCGGCCAGTGGACCAGCGCGCATCGCGGCCGCGGCCGTGCCTACGTCGCGGTGCGGCTGAAACTCACCGCCGAGGCCTTTCCCGCCGGCCCGCCCAACATCGCCGCCATCGTCGAGGGCGCCGACACCATCCTCGACCCGCGCACGGGCAGTGTGGGCTGGTCGGACAACCCGGCCCTGCTGCTCGCCTGGTACCTCACTGCGCCTTTCGGCTGGCGCGCCGCCTGGGCCGATATCGACATCCCCGCGTTGATGGCCGCCGCCAACATCTGCGACGAGTTGGTCGGCACCCGGGCCGGGGTCTACGAGCGCCGCTACACCGCGAACGGCGTGCTGTCGCTCGCCGAGGGCAAGATCGCCATCACCCGCAAGCTGGCTGCCGCCATGGCCGGCGCGCTGGTGGTCTCGGGCGGCCGGTTCTTCATCCATGCCGGCGCGCCGGCGCTACCGGCGGCGACGCTCACCTCGGACGACCTCCGCGGCGACGTCACCATCCAAGGAGCGCGGCCGCGGCGGGATCTCTTCAACGGGGTGCGGGCGGTCTATGTCGAGCCGGCCGCCAACTGGCAGCCGACCGACGCCCCGCCGCTGCTGGCGGGCAACTACGTCGCCCAGGACGGCGGCGAGATGATCTATCGCGACCTGGAGTTCCCGCTGACCACCTCGGTCGCCACCGTGCAGCGGCTGATGAAGGTCGAGCTGGAGCGCAACCGCCGCCAGCGCACCGTGGCCTTTCCCGCCAACCTCTCCGCCCTGCGGCTGCGGCCCTGGGAGGCGGCGACGGTCGCACTCGACCGGCTCACGCCCTTTCCGGCGCGGGTCACCGCCTGGTCGCTCGCCGCCGAGGGCGGTGTGGATCTCGCGCTGGAGGAGGAGGACGCCGCGGTGTGGAACTGGAACCCGGCGGTCGATGAGCGCGCGACGGGGAGCAATCCCGCCGTGGTGCTGCCTAACCCGGGCGTCATCGCCGCCCCCGCCAGCATCACGGTGGAAACGCCGCAGGCGACCGCCTTTGCTGTCCTGGCTGTGTCCTGGGCCGCGGTCGGCTCCTCGCACCTCGCGGGCTACCAGGTGGAGTTCCTGCCGGCCTCCGTGGCGGCCTGGCAGGGCTACGGCGGCTCGTTGGGCGCCACCGCCGCCGTCCTCCCCACCGCCGAGCCGACTGGCTTTCGGGTGCGCGCCGTGGCGCGCAGCGGGGCGGTGTCGGGTTGGCGGCAAGCCCTCGTCCCGGCCGCGGTGGCGGCGCCGACAGCGACGGGGATTGCGGGCGGCGTGCGGCTGTCGGGTGGCTTCCCGGCCGACGCCGTGCGGTTGCAGGTGTTCGAGGCCGCCACGAACAGCCTCGCCGCCGCGGCCAAGCTGCCGGAGGAGCCGACCAGCCTCTTCTGGGACCGCCCCGGCCTCACGGCCGGCGACGCCCGCTGGTACTGGCTGCGCGCCGTCTCGGCCGAGGGCAACGTCTCTGCCCTGGCCGGGCCGGTCTCCGCCACCGCGCTCTGACCTGGAGCCATCCCCATGCCCGCCCGCATCGATGACTTGCTGGTGCTCGACACCGCGGTCAGCAAGACCGACCTGGCCAAGTACCTGCGCGATCGCGAGACCGTACTGCCCTCCGACTTCGGCGGCCTGGGCGATGGCGTCGCCGACGATCGTGCCGCCATCCAGGCGGCCTTCGATCGCGCGGCGGCGGACCAGAAGTTCGCGGTCATCCCGCCCGGCACCTGGAACGTCTCCTCAGGTGTCACCCTGGGCGGCGGCGCCCGTGGCCTCATCATGCACGGCATCATCCGGTACACGGGCTCGGCCGCGGCGACCGTGCTGACCCTCGGCGATGGCGGCACTGTCCGCAACGGCGAGAAGCACTACGCCGGCCTGCAGGTCATCCGGCAGACCCAGTCCGACTGGCTCGACGAGGCCGACATCGGCATCCTGGTGCGCAACATCGACGCCTCGGTGGTCGAGCTCCGCCTGGTCTCGGGCTTCACCATCGGCATGCGCACGCTGGGCGACGGCCGTGGCGTCGAGGACAGCACCTTTCACCTCGGCCGCATCCTCAACAACCGCATCGGCCTCGATATCCACTGCGCCACGGCCACCGCCTGGAACACGTCTGTCCGCTATTATGGCGGGCACTTCGCCGTCGCGACCGGGATCAACCCCAGCCTGGATCGCTTCGGGATCCGGCTGTCCCATGCGCCTGGGGCCTACAGCAACCACAACCGGCACGTCTTCGATGCGCCGAACTTCGAGCTGCGCCAGCTTGATCCCAACGTGGCCATCCCCTTCCTGAACGAGACCAGCGGCTCCGCCATCATCGGCCGGTCGCTGCGCATGGAGGCCTGCTCGCCCATTGTCGCGCGCCACACCGCCGCGGCGCAGGACTGCGAGTACGAGGTGGCCTGGTCCAACACCTACCAGGTCGGCATCGACTACACGGCGACCGCCACGCGCTGCGGCAATGCGGTGATCAACCGCCATCGCGCTCCAGCGTCGCGGCATTTGCGGTTGCTCGGCGCCGTGCCCACTGTCCGAGCCAAGGCCTTCCGGCACAGCGCCACCGAGATCGGCGTCGAGGGGCTGGCGGTGGTCGCGACGTCCACCACCAGCGCCACGACGCTCGCCGGGCTGTCTTTCAACGGGCTGGACGACATCTCACCAACCTCCCGTGGGCTGCTGCTCGAGGCGCAGCGCGGGCTGGCCTTCGTGGTGGAGTGCGGGCAGGCGAAGGAGTTCGCGCTGGCCCACTCCCTCGTCGGCGGTGCGGATGGCGGGCGGGTCTTCGTGCGGTGCTTCGACGCGGCGATGAATGTGCGGGAGAACGTCGCCGGCGACGCGCTGGCCTCCATCACCACGCTGCTGTGGAACGTCCCGTCCAAGGCCTGGACCGGTGGGGCGGCCATGGCCGACGCCTCGCTGAACAAGCGCATGACGGTGCGGCTCGGCGCAGGCGTGGCCTTCGCGCAGATCGGCATCGTCGGCTTCGATGGGCAGATCGAGGTCGAGGCGCTGCGGCTCTACGGGCTGCCGGAGGCGGCACCGGCGCTGCTCTGCGGTACCCCAGCGCTGCCGGTGGGGCAGCGGGAGTTCGCCTCGGAGGTGGCGTGGGATCTGCCCAGCCTGGCGCCGGGGGCGACGTCGCTGATCGACGTCACGGTGAGCGGGGCGCGGGCAGGAGACCTGGCAGAAGCGTCGCTGGCCTCGTCGACGCGCTTCATCGAGCTCGATGCGGCGGTATGGTCGAACAACACAGTGCGGGTAATGGCGCGGAACATCTCCGCGGCGACGTTCGATCTGGCGGCGGCGACACTGTCGGTGGGGGTGGCGAAGCGAAGGGTCCCTTGACGACGGGCCCCGATGGACATCCACACATGGAGGGAGCGCGCCGCGCAACAGCGCGCCCGCTCGGCCTCTTTTCCCGGCATGCCGGGCAACATCGGGCCGGCCCTATGGCGGCCGGCCTGGTGGGCTCCCGACGGGTTCGCCGCCATCCCCACCACCGCCCTCGATCTGCCCCTCGTGCAGCGTCTCCAGCGGTCCCCGCGCTTTCGGGTCCGGGTCCCCTTCTCCGTGAACGCTAGAGTGATTTCCGTTCGCTCCGGCTCACGGAACCCGCTCCAGGCCTTTGTCTGAGCGAGCATCTTCACCCGATCAGGTGTTTCCACCTGATCGGGATCTGCTCTAGCGCCGAGCAACGCACATCCCAGCAGAAATTTTCTGCCGAGAAAGCCTATCGATCCGATGTGACGGACCTTACGCCGCAGCGGTTGCTTCCCCGCCGCGCATCGGCCCAAGCTGCACTCGACCAGCCCGATCGAGCGGCTGAACGGCGAGATCAAGCGCCGCACCGACGTGGTCGGCATCTTTTCCAACGAGGCTGCCGTCATCCGCCTCGTCGGCGCCATTCTCCTCAAGCAGTCCGACGAATGGGCCACCCAGCGCGCCCGCTACATGACCCTGGAAACCATCGGCGCCGTCAGCAACACTCCCCATGTCAGCCTGTCCGCCGTGACCGCCTGACACGGCGGCCCAGCCCGCCAGGGATCATCGCTCCTACACCACGCGATGGGACACGACCCGGATAAGGGGCGGTTGCAGGTAGCGCCACTGCTGCCGAAACCTGGAAAGACCGGCCGGCGGTGCAGAGTTCAGAGAGTGCTCAGCCCTCGTCATCAGTAGACCTTGAACCACCAGCGACCTCCGCCTGCAGCGGCGGTCTTGAAGCATCTCGGGCGCTGCAAGGTATCCCTTGGTCCGGGCGGCCTAGCTCCGAAGGCGGCGTCGAGCATCGAGATCAAACAGGATCGGCACGACAAACACGGTTAGCGCGGTCGATGCGACAGTTCCGAAGATCAGCGAGATAGCGAGCCCTCCGAAGACCGGGTCGGCGACCATGACGGCTGAACCCAGAATGATGGCGAGCGTCGTCAGCAGGATTGGACGAAGGCGAACCGCGCCGGCCTGGCGGACGGCGAGATCAAGCGGCATACCTGCCTTCCGGTTGTCCTGTATGAAGTCGATGATCAGCAGTGAGTTACGGATCACGACACCCGACAGCGCGATGATACCGACCATGGACGTCGCCGAAAAATCCTGCCCGACCAGCCAATGACCGGGGAAGATCCCTATGATTCCGAGCGGCACGGGTGACATGCCGATGGCTGGAACCCGGAAGGAGCGATAGTATGCAACGAGAAGAAAGTAGACGAGCAACAGCGCACCACCGAGCGCGATTCCCATATCGCGGTAGATGTCGAGGGTCATCCTCATCTCACCGCCCCATAGCAGCTGGTAGCCGTCGATCGTCTGCGGTTCGTCCTGCCGAAAGCCGAGATTGCCGGTCCGGAGCGGCCGCCCGTCCGGCGCCATAAGACTACCCAAGCGCCGTTGGAGATCCAGCACGGCATAGAGCGGGACAGAGTTCGACAACTCCGCGCCAATGAACGTAACCCTCTCATTGTCCCGATGCAGGATCGGCCGATCGGTCGTGGCGGGCTCGATCCGCACGAGGCTCGACAAAGGTATCGGTTGGCCCTCAGCATTGTTGACGAAGACCCCATCGAGACGGGTCGGATCCACCGCGAAGCGGCGCGGCACGAAAGCGCGAACCTCGACGGAGTTCCTCTCACCTGGATGGTGAGCGCGGCTCAGCACCCTGCCACCATAGAGCAAAGACAGTGTCTCGGCGATCTGTGCCGTTGAGACATGAGACAGCGCCGCCTTCTCCTTATCCGGGACGATACGACGTTCCGTCACATCGACTGGCTCGGTATCAGTGATGTCGACGGTGTCGTAGGTCATCTCGAAGGCGTTGAGGACTTGAGCAGCAAGGGCCCGTAGCCCTTCCGAGTTCGGGCCATAGAGCTCGGCCAGCACCGTCGCGCGCAACGGCGGGCCTGGAGGATCCTCGACCAACGTCACTCTGGTCCCGGGATATGAGCGACGGATCGCATCGATCCTGGGACGCAGACGCCTCACGATGTCGACCGAGCTTTCAGCGCGCTCGTGCTTGTCAATGAGATTGACGCGGATCTCTGCGATGTTGCTCCCGACACGCCCTGCCGTGCCCTTGAAGAGGGACGTGAAGTCCTCGACGCCTGCCTGACCGACCCAAGTCTGGTAGTTGTGAACGTACCGGTCACCGGAGAGAACCAAGGCGATCTCACGCACAAGGTGGTCCGTGGTCTCGACCGGCGCATTCTCGGGCAGGGAGATCACGATGTTGAAGGTGTTCTTGTTGTCCTTCGGCAGGAAGCCAAGCGAGACGCCCAGAGGCGAGACGGCTCCACCCATGCCCGAAGGACGGATAAACTGCCACGCACCCTGCATGATCGAGGCGATCATCAATAGAAGGATGAGCGCCCCGAACGCGAGCCTTGCAGCGGGCTGTTGCTGCAGAGGTGTGATGAGGCGGAGATAGAGGCGCTCCATACGGCCTGGCTCGCCGTGAGACACCTCCGCCGCATGTGCCTCCTCGTCCTGCACGGCGTGGCGATGGAGCCATCGGTTCGCCGCCCAAGGCGTGACGATATAGGCTACGATGACCGACGCCGCCATCGCGATCGGCACATTGTAGGCAATGGGGTAGAAATAGTCCCCCGCCATGCCAGTTACGAGAAACAGGGAGGCGAATACCAGCATTACCGCGAAGGTAGCTAGGTTCGTGGCGTTGCCGATCTCGTTCGTTGCTAGGACCGTCGTGAGTTCCTTGTCCCGACGAGCCCGGCGGTTCGCGTAGTGACGATGGATATTCTCGATCACAACGATGGCCGCATCCACAAGCAGTCCAAGGGCCAGGATCAATGCGAACAGGGTCACGCGGTTGATTGTCACATGGCCAAGCAGATCCGCGGCGAGTGTGATCGACAGGATGAGCGGAACGGTGACCATGACGATCGCTGCTTCCCGCCACCCAAGGAAGACGATCAGCACCAACCCCACTGTGCCGAGGGCAATGAGGAGATGTTCGAGCAGCAAGTTGACCGCCGCGTCTGCCTTCTCTCCATCATCGCGAGTGACAACGATTTCGACGCCGTCCGGCACCAGCGAGCCGCGCATCCGTTCGATGCGTTCCAAGACGGCGCTCGACACCTCGACCGCGTTTGCTCCCCTCTTCTTGGAAACTGCGATGGTCACCGCCGGTAGATCCCCCGTGTCCGCCTCTCCGAAACGCGGGCTACCGGGGCCGAACGAGAAGCGACTGTATGACGTGATTTCGGTCGGGGGCCCGTCAGTGACCTCCGCAACGTCACGCACATAGACCAGGCGGCCATCGCTCGTACCAATGACTTGGTTGCGAACATCGTCCGCGGAGGTGAACTGTCCGGAAAGCCTGATGGCTTCCACGGCGCCATCACGGACGGTCGGTTGCAAGGGCATCGACAGGTTGCTTGATCCAAAGGCGGCGTAGGCTTGGCTCAACGTCACGCCGAAGGCTTGCAGCCTGTCCGGATCGAGCTCAATCGCGACTTCGCGCGCGCGCCCTCCCCTGACGCCTACCAGTGATACGTCGCGCGTGCTGCGCAATCGATCCGCCATGCGTTCGGCAAGTCTTCTGAGAGCGTAGTCGTCATATCGTGCAGACGCCAATGTCACCGTGACCATCGGGACATCATCCGCATCGATGCTCTGGACAACCGGTGCCGCGGCATCGGCAGGAAGCCGGCTTTGGGCGGCGAGAACACGGTCATATAGCCTGACCAACGATGCTTCCCGGGGCTCTCCAACCTTGAACTGGACCTGGATCCGACCCAACGCAGTCGTGGCCGTGCTCTCGATATGATCGATACCGGAGATCTCGCTCAGTATGCCCTCGAGAGGTGTGATGACGAGCTCTTCCACCTCCGCGGCCGA